AACGGGATTGCCGTAGCCTAACCGCAAACCTATTTATAACAAGGAAACTTTAACGGATCAACCAATCCAGTTTTTAAATCTCACAATGAATGATTCGTTCACGCCCATGCCTTTACTAACATCGTGGTATAACTCATCTTTGTGTGCTTTACTCATTCCCGATGGAGCCATCTTATGGAACGATTCTTTATCTCTCGCTGTAACGTGCTTGCGCATAGCAGTACCAGATGCAGATTCGATTCCACCTCCGCCTTCTTTGCGTTCACCGCCTACAGACTTTACCTTGATACTCTTGAAGTTGTAGTGGCCATGTCGTCCTTCTTTACCATTATATTGATGCAGAAGCTTGTGGAATTCGTTGACACGATCTGATCCGACATGCATCGTCACGTGAGTATAACCAGCTTTGTGTAGTTTCGACATCTGATGAAGTAGCGTAGGAGCATCTTTTGTCATGGCTTCTACATTAGATCCTTTTACAGCACGAGAAAGGTGCTTGACCTTCTGCTCTGGTGTCAAAGGATTTTTCTTTGCATCATGAGATCCAGTCGTTAAGATCTTATGATCGGCACCTTCTTTTTTGGCGGCATTCATTACATTCTGTACAACCATCGCATGTCCAGCATGAACAGGATTAAATCTTCCTTGTGTAATATGAATTGACTTCATGCTGGTTTACCTCTATTAAAATTGGCCGCCGAGAACTCAGCGCGATCAACAAACTTAGTAGGACGATTATGTCTGACTACCACAAAACCTTCAGGCTTTGCTTTCTTTCCATTAATACTATGATCAAATTCTGAATTGCTCGAAAGTGTATTCGTTAATACATTCTTAGCCTTCTGTAATGCTTTATGTTGATTTAACACATTTTCGAAGTGCCTACGATTGCGTTGAACGTGACCAATTGCAGTTTCCATCTCAGCAGTTTTCGAGGCTTTTGATTTGTCGGTTTTTACGCTGTCAACTTTCTTCTGATGCGACTTAATATAGTGATTCATAAAACCTTCGACATTCGGTTTCGTGCCAGTACGAACAGTATGATTGATATAAGTCTTCAGAGGAATCTCATGGCCTTTAATCGCTTCATATGTTTCAGGCTTTGTTTTCTTATTGGCTGCAGCTGCTGCAGACATCGCCTTTGCAAATCTTTCCCGATGTTGAGGAGTATACTTGATATTATCAAGGCGATGCGCAGTAGAAATCAAATGTACATCTCTGTGTAATCCAAACTCACTGACATCAGCACCGTGTTCGGCTTGCATATCTTCAAGATTGTTACCATTATATTTGGTATGAACAGCAACGCCGATCTTCGAGTTCAATGCAGCCTTTCCTTGTGCTGAAGCCTTCGCAGCAGAATATGTAATGGTATTCGGAGTGAAGTGTACTCGACCATCAGAATCATGCACATCATTAGGTGTATGCATAATATCGCCTTGGAAAACACCTTTTTTCGGTGTCACCTTCGGAAGATGCTGCAAAGCTGCTTTGAGTTTTTCCACCAAACCTGGTGCATGACCATGATTCTTTTGAATATCGTCTTCGGTATAGTTAATCTTTGGATTCTTATTAAAGGCAGACTTTGATGCGACAAAGAATCGACCAGTTTCAGGATGGCGACCGAATACGACAGAAGGAGAACCATCATACTTCATGGTTATCTTGGTATCGTTCTTCTTACCTGTCAATCTATCATGCACATCTTTCAGATTATGATAGGCGTGCGAAAAGCCTTCATGACCAGCATTGATTACATGATCTTCAGCATGCTCAAGGTGCTTGAGTTTGCTTTCGTCGAGCTCTTCGGCAAGGAAATTTTTAAAGGTTGTCATCGTACTGTTTTTACCGATCCATCAGGATTTACAAAATAAGCTTCGAACGTAATGTTCGGAAATTCTTTCTTCAATGAAAGAAATGCATGAAGATTGCTCGGAGCATCATCAAACAATCGAAGCTTTACATAATTCTTTGTATTTATGTATTTGCGAAAGATGATCTTTTTGGCTTCAGCCGAAGAGTCGATCTTCAAATTACCGGCACGTTCGACGTGGATATTATCGATAGGTAGACCATGATCTCGGAATGTCTGAAGAAAGATATCCTTGTTATCGAAGTCGGCTCGCGCCGTACAGATAATCACACGACTATGAGGATTCTTACGTGAGTTAGCGAAGATCGCTTTCGTTTTCGCAACCATTCGAGTGATAGGCTTGGATGACTTGCGAAACACTTCTGCATTTGCAAACTCGCCGAAGTCGTAGGTTTCACCCTTCTTACGCTTATACGTGTTGAATTCTTGGTTGTCGAGCATTCGAACTGTCTTGCCATCTTTCACAACAGCAACCTTTGCATATGTATGGAACAGCGTCTCATCAATATCGAATATCGTAAGCGTACCTGAACCAACAAACTCTTTGAATCGTTTCTTTATCATAGTTTACTCTACCATAGTTTTGATAAAATGTACATGCTTTATTTCAAAAAAGGATTTATTTTTCCTGCAGTTCCAAGAACGGTGTACTTTGATTTCTTCGGCATAAACTCTTTAATTTTTACTTCGGCCTGAACTTCATAAAACTGTGAACGCGTTGATACACGAACCTTAAAATCTCCAGTTCCAGCCAACTTTGGAATATTTCTGTCGAGGCCAAAAGGATTTTTAGAACCAATCATATAGAAGTCATCGCCCGCCTGAATGTAATATGCTGGCGCAGCTTTACCTTCGAGGTAGTGTCTCGTTACGAGTTCTCCTATATTCATATTCGGTTCATTAGCAATATATCGATTTATACCAGATTGACTAAAGTAGCTCTTCATGACATGGAGTGGAACACATCCTGGCATTTTAAGTTGGCCTTTATTCGTTGCAATGATAATTGATTTGTGAGGAATTCCAGAATAAACGGAGATGTCTTTAATAAACTTGGCAGCTTGCGCCGATTTGTTTAGGATGTTTACCGTTTCTGCAGCGACCGGTGTAGTGTAAGTAGTCTGCCACATTCCGTTCATATAAAAACATCTTGGATTCGAAAGGTTGTCGTTGTGAGACATCTTTACTTCGAGCCATGCAGTAGTCCCACCGCGAGTTACTTGCACATCAGCATATTTGACATCTCGACCTTGTACTGCTTTAGTATTCGGCGCCGAGTTAATAGCTGCCGCTACATCTTTTTCAAACTTATCTGATGCTACACTCATAAAAACTCCTTTATCATATTTATCAAACAAAAGAAACCGCTCCGAGTATCTCTACTGGAGCGGCCGTATTACTTCTATTTATGTTGTTAAGCTGCGACTGCAAACCATTCTGGAATAGGCCGCTTTGTCCAAGCCATCTTGAATCGCTCTTGCTTTGTTTGATAAAACTTACGATAAGATCCTACGATATCACTGTAGTCGATACACTCTGGAAAAGCCTTCATCGCCAACGGAAACTGAGTCTTGTAACCAACTGGAATGTTAGTGGGCAATCGCTTGAGTGCTTCTCGTAACAGCGTATCAGTGCTATGAACCTTACCATAGCGATACGTGTACTCGTCACAAAGCGCAGCGAAGTGTATCCAGTGCCAATTGTAATTGTTATTACTGACCGCAGTCCAAATCGTGCAAGGATGGTGCATATGCACAGCACGATAGAATGTATCTTCGCGTTCGTCAGGCAAAGTCCATGCCTTCGACATCGTCTTACCAGACTTTGAAGGAATACGGCATTGCTCGCCATCAAGCATACGATGTACAGTCGAAAGCATCTGAGCACTCTCGACAATCATCTTGACGACGTGTTTATCACATTGCAACTGAGCTGCTTTTACAGGATCAGTATCTAATACAAATACATTCATGGCCACATTTCCTTATCGTTTAACATTTCATCGCGTTCCTCAGGAGTATTCCTATTGGTAAGGATACTATACACTGTAACTCCAATAATGAACACTATAAAAATGAAAAGTGTCACACTTCAATTCCTGTGACTTGCTTGAGATATTGTGTTGCTACTTGCTTACTTGTTTCAGTCGCACCGACAATGACTGTATCAGAGATCACCACATTGTTATCAGGAGCTGACATCATCCATGGCATCATCGCAAAACCTTGAGGTCCCATGCCAACTGTACGAGGCTTGATCAGTTCAGTGACACCACCTTCTTGTTTGACACGCGAGATCAATTCTTCACCCGACATGAGCTTAATTGTATATACTTTATTCTGTTCCATTATTTTCTACCTCATAACGGTCCATTGTGCCCTTCCAGACTTTTACTCCGCATCCGTCGTATTCCCAATCCCGTTGATCTGGATCAAGTTCTTTCATACTTGGATTTGGAGTATCATAGACTACTTCGTGCACATACTTAAATTTCTCTTCTTCTGACCAATCTTTCAGATAGGCATTATCCTCGTCGAACAAACGAAGATACTCAGCATCATCAATCACGCGAGTAGAAGTGATCGTCTCGTCAAGATGTAATTGACTGAACTCTTCGGCTTCTCTCATCGTCACGACGTCTTTGGCATGTTCTGCGCTCTCACATTCGATAACGTATCGCATGCGAAAGAAGTCAACGGTCTCAACAAGATACTTAGGCATTGTCTTTCAATCCCATTTCTTTCAGTTGATCAGGAGTTGAATACCACTTGAGCATAATTTCAGCGGCATCAATGCGCTTTTGGATCTCGGCGTCATCGGCTTCTTGATCACCCCAAACAAAGATGTGATGATTTGCTCCAAGATCTCGTTTCAAAGTTTCCCATGTATTACGTAACTGTTCAACAACGATATTGTCAACTGTTTCCAATTCAAGTTCTACAGAAATTTTACTCATTAATATTTACCTTCCTATAACGATTTACAGTTCCATCTGCTTCTTCAACCATGATCTCGTCGAGGTTTTTGTTCTCGGCAAAGATACGTTGCTCGTGATCGGCAACAATACGCCCTGCTTCACGAAGCTTACGCAATACAGCATTTGCAACACCGATATTATTTCTTCCTGTATCGAGAGCATCGCTGACAGCTTGCGCGCAATCAAAATACAAGTCGCTGTCTAAAGACCACGAATGATCAGTCGCATTCGTAAAGTCACCTACGCGCCGAAGATAATCTTGGCCGCCATCGACTGATATCGCTCCGCACGTACATGTGACAAAATCATGACGATGTTTAGAGAAAATAAAGTCTCCACAACTTAAACATGTCGCTGCGTTTTGAATAATCATTCTGCTGTTACCTTTTCGTGTACCTGTTTGATATGCTTACAGTGCCCATGTGATGTAAACCCCATGCATTCACAAATCCAGCCATCAGCCGTCATTGTGGTGAGATAGGTAGTGCCCATACAATTTGTATATGGCCACTGAAAACCTATCAAGAAGTGATTCTTGTTAAAGTTGATACCGTCAAGTTTAAGTGGCTTGCGATACCACTTGGACTTTCGTGGGCGAGATGTTTTTGCACGATCAATCATAGGTCCACCTTACTACAAAAAACTAATTTTGTAAACCCCCTAAAGCGAGAAGAATCAAAATAATAAAAAGAAATCCATAAAGAGCGAA